ACAACGAACGGCACTGCTGCCGCGTGGGATGCTGTAGATGTATCCTCAGAGATTACAGGAACACTGCCAGTCGCCAACGGTGGTACTGGAGCGACCACTCTTACTGCTAACAGCGTGATCTTAGGTAACGGCACCTCCGCTGTTCAGGTTGTTGCGCCAAGTACATCAGGAAACGTCCTTACCTCTGACGGAACAACTTGGGCATCTACTGCTCCTGCGGGTGGTGGTTTTTCTTCTTCTGTTTCTATTGCAAGCTCTACTACTTGGTCTATTCCTGCCGGAGTAACGCTAATAAAAATTTATGTTACTGGCGGTGGGGGTGGAGCAGGAACAGGTTATGCTTGCGGAGGGTCTGCCGGAGGAACGGCAATTAAATATTTAGATGTTAGCGCAGGTGGAAGCATAACAATTACAATAGGGTCTGGTGGTGCATCTGCCTCTTCAGGATCGGCAGGAGGAACATCTAGCGCAGTTTATGGCGTTACAACCATTAGCGGAACAGGAGGAGGAGGTGGTACTGGTCAATACTCTGTTTCTGGAAACGGTAGTGGTGGCGATATAAATATTAGTGGTGGATGCGGAGCTGCGTCAGGCTATCTGGCAGAAATGGCTGCGGGTAGTTTCTGGGGCGGCCCAAAAACATTATATGGTGGTGGAGCTTATGGAGCTGGCGGCTCTAGTTATATGGCATATGGTTCGCCAACTGGAAACGCAGGTATGAGCGGCGTAGTCTACATTGAATATTAAGGAGTTGTTATGAAAGCCCACGTTATTGAAAACAATATAGTAATCAACACGATTGAGGTTGACTCCTTAGATTTTCTTCCAAATCTTGTTGAAGCAACAGAAGGCGGTATTGGTTGGTCTTATGCTGATGGGATTTTTACTGCACCTGTTATTGCATTTACAGCAGAAGAAATAAGAAGTTTACGAGACGCTAAACTTACTAAGTCAGACTGGACGCAAGTATTAGACGCACCAGTAGACCAAGCAGCGTGGGCAACCTATCGCCAAGAACTTCGAGATGTCCCTGCTCAGGCGGGATTTCCTAATGCAGTAGAGTGGCCTACTAGCCCGTAGTAATGGAGCAGTCTTGTGACCAAAGAAGAAATAACTAACCTTATAGAGCAGTCTGCCGAGCTTGGCGCTAAAAAAGCCTTGCGCGATATTGGTTTCAGCGATGATAAAGAATTGCTGACAGATGTCTCAGAGCTTAGATCACTGCTAGATTCGTGGCGCACTGCAAAACGGACGGCGGGTAAAACTATCATCCAAGCGTTGACTACGCTTTTCTTAGCAATGCTGATGGCTGGAGCATACTTCAATTTCACGGATAGACAGTGAGGTGAGCTGTGTCCAAAGACCCGTTTAAACTGAATAAAAAAGGAAAATAACAATGTCTATTATGTGGAAAGATGAGTTGCCGGATGGCTTAATGGGAAGCTCGGACACCATGAACTTTACGCTAGATTCAACGGGCGAGTGGGAAGACAGCAAGACTTACGACACGGTTGGGTCAACAGTAGATGTGAGTGGCACTATCACAAGTCCAGCAGGATACGTTTGGAATATAAAATGCTCAAGCTCACAAGGCTGGTCAAAAGAATACGACAATGTGGCTACTGGAACAAAAGAAAGTTTTAGCATCAAGACCAATTTCGGCTCAACGAAAGTGACTATAAAGATTTACTCGGTGAATGGTGACGCGGACGCTGGCTTGCAGGGTCAAGTTGTAATAGATAGCTAAGGAGCAATTAAAATGAAAAACCTATTTATATTCGTTCTTGTATTAATGAGCAGCTACGCACAAGCAGCTAGATACCAAATCTGCGTTGGCGAGTTTGCATTCTGTGGCGCATCTTCTGCTGTTCCAACTGGCAGAACAATCACTGTTAATACACCGACTGGTACGGCTGAGTTTAATGAGGCTGTCGCTGAGTGTCCTGTTATGGACGGCCCAGCGGTCGCTGATGTGCTTGGTGGGAATATGCAGGGTAGCTGCGACTCCGAAGAGGGCCATGTATGGAGCCTATTTGCTACCTTTTCAGAAGTACCCGCAAAGTATGCAGACCCAGCTTGGTCGGTGACTACAGTTGCTCCTAGAATCTTCATCTCTGGCCCATCTCAGAACTTCTCTCAGATGTTTAGCATGGACTGTATAAAGACAAGGAAAGTAAATGGCGTCCAGGTAGCTACCTGCTTTGGCCCGATCAATGAAAACCTTCGCGGGGGATACGTTCCTGCTGGGACTTCAATGCTAACAGAAGCCCCATTGGGAGCTATTCTTCCGGTTTCTGGCCCTTTGCCTTAGAGAGAAGTAAATGCCAGCAATCGACATTCCAAAAAAACTAAAGCCATTCTTAAAGCCCAAAAGGTTCAAGATAGCGATAGGAGGGCGTGGGTCTGGTAAGAGCATGAGCTTTGCCGATATGTGCCTGATGGATGCTCAGACAAATCACATAAAGACTCTCTGCTTCCGTGAGTACCAGAATTCTATTGATGACTCTGTTCACTCTCTTTTAAAGGCAGAGATCGACAGGCTGGGCCTTCAGTGCTTCAGCGTCCAGAAGTCAGCTATTCTGATTAAAGATGAGCCAATGTTTAAGTTCAAGGGCTTGGCGCGTGATCCAGAGGCGGTTAAGTCAGCCCACGGATTCCAGAGGTTCTGGGTCGAAGAAGCCCAGACTATTAGCTTTGACTCTCTTAAAGCCCTAACCCCAACACTGCGCGAGGAAGGCTCAGAGATATGGTTCTCTGCTAACCCTCGGTCATCTGTTGACGCATTCAGCCAGAGATTCATCAAGCCCTTCGAGAAGCAGCTACTCAGGGATGGGTACTACGAAGACGATGATCACTTAATTGTGATGATCAATATTGAAGACAACAATCTGGCCCCAGATGTCTTGCTCAGAGAGATGGCTGGCGATAAGGAGCGAATGTCTCCTGCTCTCTTCTCTCATATATGGGAGGGCCATTTTCTTGATGACGTACAGGATTCCATCATTCCGGCAGAGTGGTTTGATGCAGCAATTGACTCGCACATAAAACTTGGCTTTGAGGCGACTGGCGCAGTTATAGCCTCGCACGATCCCTCTGATGAGGGTGGTGACAGCAAGGGCTTTGCCCTGCGTAAGGGTTCAGTAATACTTGATGTGTGTGAAAAGGTAACAGGTGACTCCAACGAGGGCATGGACTGGGCGCTAACAAAGGCCAGAGATGCACAAGCTGACTGGCTTGTGTGGGATTGTGATGGCCTCGGCATCTCATTGAAGCGCCAAGTTGATCAGGAGCTTGAATCAACCAAGATTCAGAAACACCAATTCAGAGGTTCTGAGTCACCAGATGATAGCAACCTGCCCTATTCTGGCAAGGACTCAAAGACTAATCGAGACACTTTTCTGAACAAACGAGCGCAGTATTGGTGGAAGCTCAGAGATAGGTTTCATGCCACTTACAGGGCGGTAGAGAAGGGTGAATATATTGATCCTGAAGAGCTTATATCTCTATCCTCAGATATTGAGGTGCTTGATCAGCTACGCAGTGAAGTCTGCCGAATACCGCAGAAACGCTCTAATAGTGGTAAAATCCAGATAATGAGCAAGATAGACATGGCGAAGAAGCCATACCAGTTGCCATCTCCTAATATGGGCGATGCCTTGATGATGTCAATGTTTTCACCCAAGTCAGCTTCGCGTGATGCTGTCAAACTTAATTTCTCCGGCTGGGGCTAAAAATGGAATACGAAACAGAAGAAAAGAACGAAAAAGATCACGATGAGCAGGCCGAGCACTTGGAGTTTGATACGCTGTCTTTTTACGATAAGTACGATGACCATGCCAAGGTCATCAACCTGCTCTCATCGAGTCAGGAGGCCGACAACGACCTGCGCGATAATGCGCGAGAGGCGCACCTGTTTTTAGACCAGAGAACCGGACAGTGGGAGCAATACTGGTGGAACGCCAATGACGGCAAGCCGCGCTATACATTTGACCAGTGCAATCCCATAGTCTCTCAGATCGCCTCAGAGATCGAACAGGCAGACTTTGACATAAGGGTATCACCTGCTGGCGGGAAGTCCACAAAGGCCACAGCAGCAACCTACGATGGGCTTATTCGTAACATAGAGAATATGAGTAACTCTACACAGATTTATGGTCAGGCCGCTAGGGGCATGGTTACGTGCGGCTTTGATGCGTGGCGCGTGGTCCACAAGTACGTTGATGACAATTCCTTTGATCAAGATTTACTGATCGAGAAGATCGCCAACCCTCTGGATAGGGTCTGGTTTGACGCATCGGCAGAGCTTCAGGATAAGTCTGATGCCAGGTACTGCTTTGTGCTGCATCCAATATCCACAGAGGAATACAAGAGCCGGTGGCCTGAAGGTTCTGAGCAATCGGTAAGTGATGACCGAGATGGGGATGCCTATTACGATAAGGCAGAGGTAGTCAGGGTTGGCGAGTTCTTATATGTGGAGTCCCACGAGAGAGAGCTGGTAATGATGTCCAACGGGCAGACTCACGAGGTCAATGATGACTTTAAGAAGATTGTTGATGACTTAGCCCTGCTGGGTGTTACCGAGGTCAGAAGGCGCAAGCGCAAGTCTCACAGGGTGTGCTCACGGTTCTTTGACGCGGCGGACTGGCTTGAAGAGAAGAAGGACAC